TGCACAAACATCCTTGCCCAACTGCAGTGTTCCAAAATAACTTCTTCAAATATTTTTTGAGTAGTGGCAGCAATATTGGCTAGATCTTTTTCTGAATTTAATTCAGGCCTCCACCAACGACAGCCTCTGTGTAGATTAATATGTGTTTTGAATGGCATTTTATCTTTGATTAATTCTGCGTTGAACACGTCATACAGCACTCTCCAATCTCCTTGTTTGGCCAACTGTTCCAATTTCATTTCTTCACTGTTGTGTTTGAATCCACATCGTTGTGTCATGGCACTGTAAAATAATCCCACACTGTGCGGATATGTTTGCGAATATCTTTTTTGAATTTTATTACCTACTCCAGACCATATACTGATGGTGTCAAATTCTCCAATACTATCTAACACAATGATCACAGCATTTTTCATTGTGCTGGTATAATATCCATAAGCAGCATGACTTTTGTGATGATCAATGCATTGTACTGGCACATCTAATCCATACTTTTTTAGATATTTTTTAATGTTGTTCTCACCAAATTTAAATCCTTGACCTGCCCATAGTTGTCTTAAACTTTTTACAAATGGCCTTTCATAAAATATTATTTTTTTTGGGTCACCATATTCTTTTTTTAGATATTCTATGATTTGAGGATTAAGGTCTGGATCATTGGGCACACCAGAAAAATCTCTTGTTAAGCCAGCCCAAAGTAATTTAAGTTTTTTGTTATTGGTTAATCCTGCCACTTTGTATTCAAAGACGGCAATACTAGCATCGTGATTGTTGGCAGTGATTCCCCAAATTATCATTTTATTTGTAGATGAAAGGATCTCTCTTTTGTAATTCTTTCACTTTCTTTTTGTATTGTCTGTATTGGTAATATTTGATCACAGGAGCAAATATAAATCTTAATACTGTTTTTATGACAGCCATTTTTTCATCCTTAGTTTTATTTTTAATTGCTGATTCTCAGCATGTTTCACTATTGAATACAGAGTGTGTAATCTACCATATTTAATCACAGCATCATTGATGTCTTTGACATTGTGATCCCATTCAGGCATGCTCACACTCCATTCCAATTCCATTGCATCATGTATTAATTTTTCACCTGCTGCGTCTCTATCTGGTACTACAATAATTTTTTTGTTTAAACTTTTGATCAACATACTTTGCTGTTGTTTTACTTCGCTGCCTAAGAATGCCACACCATCCAGCAATATTGCATCAATAGGACCTTCCACTGCTATCACAAATAATCTATCATCATCCTGTGCATCTAGATTGAACACATATCCAGGCTGTTGCTCGCTGAGATATTTTACTTTGTCATCCACAATTTTTCTAGCAGTCCATCCCACTATTTTATCTTGATAATAAAATGGCACAATCATACGATCCCTATATCCCATCTCCGGAGTCCAATAGAAGTCATAATCGTTGATGTTAAGATTTCTACCATTGATGTATTCTAAAACTTTGATATAATTTAAATCTGGTTCCACACTGCGTTGCTCAAAGTCTTTGTGCCATTCAAAGATTGTTTTGGCACGTTTGGGCAGTTCCACAGTTTTAAATTTGGGAAATTGTGAAAGACTTTTGTGAATGCTTTTTTCATCTGTTTGTTGCAGCACACTCAATGACAGTTTGGTGATCACATCATCAGGCACATTCAACCACTGCATAAGACGTTTCAGTTTGAACGTGAGATTTCTTCCTGCTACCCAACTGGCTTTATAGCCACAATTGAAACAATGATAACTTAGTCCTTGGTCAGCGTTCTGTATCAGACCTGCTCTACTGCGAGTGTCTGCTGTGGTGCCATTGTGCTGACAGCAAGGAGCATTGAAACTCAACCATCCGCTGGGAGTCTGTTTTCTTTTGGCTGGAAGATATTGAATCAATGTATCAAACACAATACTCATTGTGCTATTATAACTTACGGTTTGGTAAAAGTCAATTAATTGCGCACTAGTATTTTTGCTATAGTTCCGGAATTGGTAGGATCAAATTTGAATCTGATATGATTGAACACACCATTGAAATTGGCATACTTGATATCGTCTGTGGATGTGAGGGACACAGTGGTGATGTCGGCCCAATTGGTACTGTTGTTCACTGTGTTGTCCAAAGTGCCCTGCACAGTGAGAGTGGCTGTGGAATCATTGTTGTATATGGCAGCAGTGTGCAGTGCGGCATTGCCATTGATGCTGGGTTGTCCACTGATGCTTTCTGACACATAGATATCAGTGCCCACTCCTGTTTCGCTGAACTGGGTGACTGCATAAGAATTGAGAGGACCTGGAAATGCTGTATGGTCTAGGAATATCACACCTTTGTTTTCAAAATGAGTATTGGCATAAGTGAGTGTTCTGGTGTTGTCTGTGTTGTTGGTCAACCACACACTGTAACTGAGATATTGGGATTTTAAATCTAATAAATCATTTTCAGTGAGAGTGATTGTGAATTGTCCTTTATTGGTGTACACTGAACTGTCCTGAGTTTCAATGATTGTGCCCTGTTTGGTCACCACTAAAACGTTGTTTTCATCATACATGTAAAAAGTAGGAGTGTATTCAGTGTCAATGGAGATAGCTTTCTGATCAGCATTATTGAGCTGAAATGTGATTAAATTGTCTATGCCTCTGTAAATTTTAATGTTTCTTTGATACACTGACTTATACTCCGTTATTTCTCCTGCCAGATCCACTGTCAGAAGCACTTTGTTATTTACTAAATATCGGTAAATTAGCTGCATAGTTGTATAACTTTAATTTGTAATGTATTTATAGGAAAATGTTGCGTAAAGATATAGAAGAAAACTTCCCTTTTATCAGTGTGGTCAACTATGGCGACAAAGAATATGTGGGTGTGATCAACAATCAAGATCATAACATCACCAGCATGTACATTTACACTCAGATACACACGGAGGAAGAAAAGAAACAATTCTTAGATCTGTGCGAATCATGGTGGTGGGAAAGCAATAGAATGATTCCCATAGGCATCTTCCTACGCAGAGAAATAGAATACTTCAAAAGTATTTTGATGATGATGAACACCAAAGATGTGAGAATAGTGATAGGTCCCACAGTAAATCTCTATAATCTAGCAGTGAAAAGAACCAAACGTAAATCAGTGCAATTGGTAAGAAAACCCAAAAACTAAAGTTTTAACAAAGCATCCACAGCATCCAAAATTTCTCGCACATTAACTGCTGTGGCAGCAGGTTTAGGATTTAATTTTTTAAATTCATTCACAAAACTGTTGTCTATTTTTGTCCAGTGTGATCCTGGCTGATTGTTGTCTGTGCCGCGATAGGTTTCATCTGTTTCAAGATCCAACAGTAGATATTTGTTAGGACACTTTGTTTTAACAATCAATGAAATTGGTTCGTTTAATTCAGATGCTTCGGTGCCATCAATCAGTTTACGCATCTTCTCCCACATATATAAATTTTTTATCGCAGTAACCGCAGGTCACTTGATTGGTCTCGTCTATGTTGTAAAACACTGTGGGGTGTCCTCCCCATTCATCATCGCCAAAACATTTCACTTCTCTGGTGTGTACTTCTTCAACAGGTTGTTTTACATTGGGACGTTCCACAAATTCAGTTTGCTTCACAGGGTTTTTATATTTCTTCATGTACATCCAATCTGCGTAATGCAGGCTCACAAATTAAATTCATGTGCATCACCACTGCCATGGCATACGAAGTGGCGTGTGATTTTTTAAAATAATAAGAATCATCCACAGGTTTGGTCCAGACCTGGGACATAATTTCTTTCCAATCACTGTTTAGTAAATATCTTTTGGCTGGTCTAATAATTGCCAATACTGCTGCCAATTGTTCAATACTTTGTGGTTTTAATTTTTGTAAAATTTCTACATGACCGTTCACGTGGAATAACTGATCTACAAAATCTTTTTCCTGTAATAGATCCCACAAAGGTTCTTTTTTCATTAGGTGAATAAGGTGTGGTTCATTTTTTACATGTTTATAGATGCTGACATTTAAAAAATCCACTTTAAAATATCCTCTGTTTTCAGCTTCTTCGTAATTGAGTGTGGACATATTATCCACAGGATTGTGAGGAATTTCTGTGAAGTAAATTCCAGTGTTGTGTTTCTTGCCTGTGTCTAGTTTGGCAATTCTGTGTTTGAATTTTTCTAACACCACCGTTCTATCAGCAAAGTCTATATCAATATCGGGCATAATTTATTATAACTTCGTAGATAATAGTTTGTCAAGAGAGGTAGGATAACAAATGGTACATTGCCAAGGAATATATGGATTTTTTCCATAATTGGTAATGGCACAACTGGCATCTTTTCCATGAGGAGTAATTTTTTTACACATATGACAAAATTTTTTTGATTTGTAATTGACTTCTTTTGATTTCATTTACAATTTGGCTTCTTTGATTATTTCCTTAATTAACTCTATGTCTGCTGGATGTCTTTTAAATTTTAATGACCAATGTTCTGGATTTAACACATGATAAAGTATGCTCAATTGTTCATTGTTAAGTTTGCTCATCATGTCTTTGCCTGTGCTGCTGTTTAATATTAACCAAGGAGAAATTTTGCCATCTTTGATGTCATACACTGCTCTAGGCAAGCTCACATATCTAAAATAATCTTTCCAATCAGCACTGTGATTGTCGGCCCAATCCATCATGTTCTTAATAGATCTTTCCACAGCAGGTTCCATGGATTCTTTCAGTATTAACTCCAACACATATTTTTCATACAGTTCTTCTCTGCACCAATGATCTAATTTAACTCCACTTTTGATCACATAGTCGATATAATTTTCTGGATACATGGGTTTGACATTGGACACAAATGATCCAAATTTAACAAAAGCATTATAATAGGGTGACTTGCAAAATTCTTCATAGGTTTTAGTGCCATCCAGTTTTTGTGATATTTGATAGAATCTTACAAAAGTCATGTAACCCAACTGCACTCTGCGTTCATCTTTTTGTAAATGTCTACGTTTTTGTTCACACAGATGCACTGCCAGTGTTTTTTCTTTGGTATAACTGGTTTGACAGTATTGACAAGTGTATGGTCTATCAATCATAGCGTTTTCTTAATTTCTGTTTTGTCCATGCCATGTGCTTCAGCCAACTCTTTTAATTCTTCTTTGCTGTTGATTTTGGCCAACAACTCAATTTCATCTTCCTTCATGTTGGGATATAGTTCTTTCAAAAACTTGATGGCTTTGTTTTGTGATCCAGCATCTTTCAATTTGTAACCTATCCATTCATGATATCTGATATCTTTCTTTTCATTGGCAGTCATGCACAACAAATACCATAACAATTTTTTATGTTTCTGTATAGTAAAGAAATTTTTGTTGTAGTATTCGTTGGTTTTGAATATGGCCAATTCTTTCTGTGTGTTGTTGCCTTTCACAGCACTGGCATATCTGTTTAGCAAAAAGAAACTTACCTGTTTTTGTTCCTCATCAGACAGCTCATCCCAAACATTTTTAGCGTTCATATCTATAGCTGCCAAGATATCTTTTAATGGTAATTTACTCATCGTTGAAGCCTGATAGTTTTAACAATACTATATACTTTTCCCATGCTTTCTGCAAGCCTTTATTTTGCATACAGAGTTTTATGGCATCCTCATTTACATACTGCGCTCGCATTTGACTTTCTTCTTCCAGCACTGTTTCCTCACTTCTATAAACCAAATGTCTTTGATTGGAGTCGACCTCTCGTGCATACACAGTTTGACCTCCATCAGGCGATTCATGTATATAAGTTTTGCCTTTTTTATATCTGTATGGTTTCTCTTGCATTAGCCTACCAAGCGTCTTTTTAATTTTTTTTGTAGGTACATCAATAACATTCCATAAGCAGGCAGGAATACTGCAAAGCCCACAATAATTTTTACCAATGTGTTATTGAACGCCACTGCATGCACCCAAGGTTGCGGATAAAATGCTGTGTAGAAAAATGTGTAAGTGTCAATCACGTTGGCAGCCACAGTGCTCATTGCTGGAGCCAACCACCAATTGTCTGACCATTTTTCTCTAATCCACTGCATCACATACACATCCAACATGGTTCCTATGGCATAGGCAGATCCTGAAGCAAGACCAACTCTAATAGCATGTGGATCTTTTAATATCAATAACACCAACACTGAAGCAAGTATGGCAGGAATCATAGACATAGCTACCACTGCTCTTGCAGTTTGTTTGCCCACCATTCTCACGGTGAGATCACTGGCCACCACCACCAATGGAAAAGTGAATGCGGCTGCTGCCAATGGAAAACTGGTTTCCCAACCTAGTATGTTGATTTTTTCCGAAAATAAATTAAATCTTATGGTCACAAGATAATTGCTCACAGCAATGATCAGTGTGTGGAATATGACTAGATTCCTAATCAATATTCTATTTGTGTTTTTGAACATGTCATTTATCAGTTTCATTTTTATTTCCTTTTTGGTTGTTTGTGTTAGCGGAAACCTTTACTCCGTCTATCATCCAAGACAGATCTCTTTCTTCCTCTTCTGTAGGAAACAGATCTATTATTGAATCTGGTTCTATTTTTTTCTTCTTCTTTTTTGTCATCAGTACAACAGTGAATGGTCAATGCTTTCACATTGCCGGCTCACATCTTTGATAAAAAACACACATTTGGATTTGGGCAAATCAGTCAAAGGAGTTGTGATCAATTGATTATTTTTGACCTTGGGAAAATACCATTTGACATCATTGTAAAAATTAATCACATTGATGTTTAAGAATTCAGGTCTGAATCCTGTCAAAGGATTAATCGAAAATGCTTCAAATCCTCTGTCGCTGAGACTGGTCAAAGGAATAATCTGCAGATCATAACCGCTTTCTGGATCTCCGACGGCCACACTCCAATCCAAAGGCATGCTGATCTCATGTCCGCCTATCTCCAACACTATGGCTGGGCTTGAAAAACTTTCTATAAAGATCAAAGGCATAAAAAAGAAATCAGGATCTTTGGGATTGCTGTTGTCCAGCACACTGAAACTGATGTCTTCAGTGATTTGATCAGGCATTTTGGACAGCAAGAAAGTATTGTTGTCCACTGTTAATATTCTCATAATTTTAATTCCACTCCATTTTTTCCATTGTGAAAGGATAGTTTGCTTCTTTGTAAAACTTTTTCCTTTGGGTTAAGTGCCTTTTGGCAAATTTACAGCTGGACGTTATGTCCCAAATCTGTACAAAGTCTTTGTCTTGCGCCTTTCTTATGCCTCTGCCAATGCTCTGTATCACTCTCACAAAGCTCTTGCCAGGTTCAATTAAAACTAGATTAAAAATTCTGGGAATATTAATACCCACAGAAGCCACACCATAAGTGGCAATTAATACCTTATTGGTTGAATTGGATATTTGATCATATTCTTCTTTGCGCTCAGCTAGCTTCATTTCTCCCTGTATGAACACAGAATCTGGAATTAATTTTTGCAACAGTTCGCCTGCTGCTAATCTATCCACCAATATTAATGTGTTGCCTGAGTCTTTGATTCTCATCAGCATTTTAGATAAAAATTTCATGCGTGGTTCATGAGTCATTAGATATTTTAATTCTTCTTGATAATTTCTGTGCACCACTGTGTCCACCAATTGCACCACATTCACATGACACTGTGACAGCACTCCTTTGTCTTGTAGCTCTTTGGCAGATATTTGATTGATCACAGGACCAATGCTGGCCAGTATGGCTTGAAATTCAAACTGTTCTTTGGGAATGGTGCCTGTGAGTCCCCAACGTATGGCAGCATTTCTTAAATTGTGTGTGAGTAATTTTTTTAGAACTTCTGCTTTGGCTTGATGCACTTCATCAATTATGATAGTGTTCACTCCCTCTAAAAATTCAGCCAATGTGACCACAGCATCACCATCTTGGGTTTTCTTATCCAACACATTCAATGATTGCCAAGTGCAAATGGTATGTGTGTGATTCAGTTCTTTTCTATCACCGAAATACACTCCCACATCCAATCCACAATTGATATAATCTTCTTCTGTTTGTGTGACCAATCCTTTGTTGGGCACCACCACTATGGTTCGGCCAAATGGTTCACACAGCTTGGACAAACAAGCAGTGATAATGGTCTTGCCTGCTCCAGTGGCCACTTCTTGCAGCGATTGTGGATTTTCTAAAAAGTTATTCACAACCTCTACTTGATAATCTCTCAATTCAATTTTTTGTCCTTCCATGATGTGTCCTTTGGGCCAAGTTTTGTCTGCAAAGAAATCTTTGTTTATCTTGTTGAATTTCAAATCAACCTTGTGTCTGTTGTCCACAATTTCTTCAATCTCTATGCCATAGTCATTCAACAGTTGTATGATCACATCCAAATGGTTCACATAGCCATTGCCGCCCAATCCAAAGAATCCCACTTTGCCATCCCATCTGCCCAATTTATATTGTGGTAGATATCTTGCATATGGCACTGCCCATTTTAATTTGTTGGCAATCTTTCTTCTGATGTCCACATCCAGTCCATCAATTTTTACATTCACTTCGTCCTGGATTATAATTTTACATCTGCTCATGTTATATGATCTCCATTTCGTGATGCCACATGTTCCAAGGACTTTCTTCTCGGTCATACTGTATGATCAGATCATACGGTTCAAGAAAATGCTGCACTTGATTGTGTTCTCTTTCACTCCTCACACTGATAACAGCTCTAGCTTGCCAACCGGATTTGATCAGTGGTTTGGGCACACGTTTATGATTAATATAAACTATTTTTGTGTTTTCATCAATGGAATTATTGGTACGATCTTCAGTCACACGCTGATTAAACTCAATATTTTTTACACCTTGATTGGGCAATCTAAACATCACAGCATGTGCAGATGCAGGATACAACAATTTTAATTTGACAAATATTTCATGATAATCATCCAATGCATTTTTTTCGTTCAACACCACCAGTAGAGGAAATCTACGCAGTGTGTGCAAGGATCTTATGACCTGATCCAATGTCCATTTCTCTCTATTGATATTCACTATGAATGAGTTCCTAGATGCAATCTTTTGACTGAGGATGTCTATACTTTTCAGAGATTCCTGCACATCGATGGGATCTAGATGTTCCAACGCCAACGCCTTGCAACGATCTTTGTACAGATACAAATTTTCTTTGCTGGGCACACCAATGTCTTGATGTAAAAAGTTTACAAATTCTTTGGGCACATTACGTATCTCATAATCATAGATGCCAGGAATATATTGATCGGAATTTTCTTTGATTGCACAAATTTTTTCATACGCAGTGATGAGTTCAGGATCAATGTCTTTGATTTTGCTCTGAAAACTGTGCACCAAATGATACACATATTTTTCTTCATAAGGAAAAAGATAATGATTATCGTAGTTGAGATATCTGCTGTCATAGCTGAATTTTTTCTTTATATCGTTTACCAAACGTGCATAGGACATGTTGAAAGGAAAACGTAGAATGATCACTTTGTGCTCAATGCCAAAGTTACCGCGATTGATTACTTCGTTCAATTGAGGCACGTCGCTGACTTTTTTAATTTTTATAAAGGTAGATCGATCCAACTCACGCAAAGGACCTCTCAATTGTTCCAAAGATTTAAACAGATCAATGCCTCTGTCCGCAAATTGTAAAGCGTAATTGGATAAGAGTATTTTTTTTACCACAGCCAATTGTTTGTCGGTCAATCCCACACCTTTGAAAGTTTTGGAAGCAATGCTTTGTAATATTTTTTTATCACGCTCCAACAACTCAAAAGTAGGAGATACCAAAATTTCACTGTAGGCTGTCATGATCTCTAAGCAGTCTTCCACTGTGTATATCATGGGTGATGTATTAGAAATTAGCATACGCTAATTATATGCGGCGGATATTAAAAAGTCAAGCGTTTAAAAGGAATACCAGATCTGATTTCATCCACAGTCCACTCAGTGTGAGCGTAATTCACCAACCAATTTTCACGATTGGGCATGTGCGGTGATTCTATGTTTGCCAAATCTAGATTGGCCACATCATAGGCCAAACTGTCAGGACCCACAAACACAGGCACGCCTGCAATCACTGCTTGTGGTCCGGGATTGCTGCTCCAACTGACCACTGCCCAACAGTTGTGGAAATCTAAATTAAAATCATCATAAGTGCCATCTATTTGCACAGGATTCTGGATGCTCACATCACCAAACATTTTAAAATTGTTTCCAACAGGACAACGCGGATGCGGTCTGATCACAATGGGTCTTTGGGAATGTTTACGGATTTCCATTATGGTGTTGTGCAACCAACGTTCCAATGTGGGCATATCTCGCCACTGTTCACTCTTGTTGTGTTGAGCACAAATCAAAATGTGTGTGCCATCAGTGCGCCAAGGTTTTAATTTTAATTTTAATTTGTTGGGTCTATCGGAATCCATCTCACCTGAACCAAAATCAGCAGCACGATTGATGCCATTCAGTGCCACTTTCCAAGTGACATTTCTTTGTATGCCGCCCACTTCCAATACCAGCACATTCTTACCACGACTCCTGAATGATTGATAGATGGCGTGATTGCCTTGCATTCTACCATGCCACAACAGTGACCATATCACAGGCACATCCACGTCTTCCACAGTGTCATATGTCACAGTGTGACCCAGCTGTTGCAAACCGTCTGCCACATAGTAGAAAATGTCAGCACTGTTGAGTGCTCCGTTCTTTTTGAATAGACCAAATTTCATATGGATAAATATGTGAGTATTTAATACCAAATCAACCAGAGTGAATGCATCATGATAGCAGGCAAGGTGTGGGGCAAGACAGAATTGCTGGAGGCCAACGGAGTGCTGGAATTCCATCGCATTGAGGCCAAAGCCGGAGGCACGTGTTCCAAACACACTCACAAATACAAGTGGAACGGATTCTTCGTTGAGTCTGGCAAGATGATTATCCGAGTGTGGAAGAACAATTATGATCTCATAGACGAAACAGTATTGACAGCGGGTCAGTATACCAAAGTTGCACCTGGAGAATATCATCAGTTCGAGGCAGTGGAGGACACAGTGGCCTTTGAATTGTATTGGGCTGAATTCAATCATGAAGACATTGAAAGAGAAACCGTTGGACATAAAAAATAAATCAAGTATATGATAAAAAAACATTTATAATGTTCTTTCAAAATGTTAATTTTTGTCAATATTCAAAATCAAAAGAAAAAGTAATCTTTGCATGCGATGAATTATATTTTAAAAATTACGGATTTTATAATTTATTATCATGTAATAACGTTGGACACGATGTTCATATACATTTAATTAATCCTTCTATAAAATTTTTAGATAAAATTAAAAAAATTAATTTGAATATTGATTTATCAATTACTACAGAAAATTTTTCAATTAACAATATAAATTATTATAAATTACAAAGTTACTATTTTTGTTCTAGATATTTTATTTCTAATTTTTTATTTTCAAAAAAACTTTTAGATAAAGCATATATAACAGATGCTGATTTAATATTTAATGAAAAAATTTTTTTTAATAATAAAATAAATTTAGGCGTTCTATATTTTCCAAATCATGACAATTATTGGAAACAATCTGGTGGTAATTTTTTATACGTATCTAAAAATCGATCTGATTTTTTAAAAAAAATTATTGAATTATATAATAAAAAACTTCAAGAAATTAATTTTGAAAAAATTCATCAAGGAATGGAAAAATATATGAGAGGAAATATGTACGGATTAGATCAAGTTTGTATATCCTTACAAATGCTTAATGAAAACACAAACAGTGAAAACTTTTTAAATCTAAGTCAAGTAGATAATTTTATAAGTAAAACTATGCAGACAAAGATATGGAGTTTTACTGGTCCTACGAAAAAAGATCCTCAATTACAAAATATTTTATTAAAAAAATTTAAAAAATCTTTTGATGAATAAATTGAGTATATAAATAAAATAAAATGATTGAATATTATAATATAAGCACTAACTACGTGCGGATTAAAAAATGAAATTAGTGAGAAATTGGTATGTTCCAGATTATGAGGACAATACAAAAACTTTGTCAGAAGTAAATTCAGAAAATTGGCGCTGCATTATTCCTTTAGAAAAATCTTTTAATTATATAAAAAATTTTAATTCAGCTATTGATGTAGGAACGTGGATAGGTGATAGCACGTCTATTTTATGTAAAAAATTTAATAATGTGATCGGGTTTGAAGCCAATCCTGACGTATTTGAATGTTGTAAAAAAAATTTAAGTCACTTCCAAAATTTAAAAATTTTTAATTTTGCATTGAGCAACTCAAATGATGTAAAAACATTATTTTTAGGTAAGTCAACATTTTCAGCATGGATAAACACGTTATCAAAAGACCAATTACCAAACACACATGTTTTAGAAAAACAAATTAATTCTAAAACTTTAGATTCATTTGATTTAAAAAACATTGATTTTATTAAGATAGATATTGATAGTCATGAAGGATATTTTTTACAAGGCAGTGAAAATTTTTTTAAAAATAATTCTCCTGTAATATTAATAGAATATAAACCCAAAGTGTTAACAAGACAAAATATTTTGATGCCGGATCCTATTAAATTTTTAAATAAGATTGGATATAAAATCGAAGAACAAGTTAGTAATATAGATTATGTCTTTACAAGGAATTAAAAGTTTATGAAATGGCCTTTAAAACCAACAGTATTTGATTCTAATCCTTTTGATTGGAATTGGTATGAAAAAGACTTTTTTCACAGTCCAGATGGTACAGAAGAGTTTCCCGATCATCATTGTAAACAAACTTGGATGGTAAGTTTACCATTTATTATGTCAAAAAAAAATGCCATTGACGTTGGGTGTAGAGACGGAGAATACGCTAGATATATTCACAAAGATTTTGAACATGTTTATTGTTTTGATTACAGACAAAGAAAACGCTTTCATATGAATGTTGATCTTAAAAAAATTACTCATTTTAAATGTGCTCTTGGTGACGAACACAAAATTATAAAAGTAAGTGGAGCAGGCAGTATTACAGCACAAAAAATTCCTTTAGATCGCTGGTACAATGAACAGTTGTACACAATAGATGAATTTAATTTTGAAAATATTGATTATATTAAAATTGATGTTGATGGATATGAACTACCTGTATTAAAAGGCGCAATAAAAACCATAGAAAAATATAAACCCGTCTTAGTTTTAGAACAAGAATTTGGTGAAACAGCAGCATTAAAGTTTTGTATTGAAAAGTTTCAATATAAAATAGGAGCGTGGGATCCTTTGCATCGTAATGTTGTGCTTGTGGCTCATTAAATAAATTAAAATATGGAAAATCTAATTTCAAAAGAATACGTTGAAAAACTAAAACAGCTACATCAATCCAATCCTAGTTTTGGTAGTAAAAATAATATACCTGCTCTTTTAAAAAAATGTTTAGAATCACACGAAACAAAAACGGTCTTAGATTATGGATGTGGTAAAGGAAACGTAATGAATGAAATTAAAAATATTTTTTCTAATTTACAGATTCAAGGATACGATCCAGCAGTAGATGAATACAATGTTCTACCAGATAAAACTTTTAATTTAGTGTTTAGCACAGACGTATTAGAACATGTAGAACCACAACAAATTGATTCTACTATATGCAGTCTTGCAAAACTCTCCGATAAAACTATGTATCATCTGATAGCATGCTATCCAGCAAAAAAGTTTTTACCAGATGGTAGAAACGCTCACTTGATTATAGAAAAACCTGAATATTGGCGCAACAAGTTTAAAACAATATTGGATTGGAAATTAGTGGATGAGAAAATAAATGATTACTCTTTTCAGAGCAAAAAAGGTCCTATCATAAACGTATTAACCTATGAAGTAATTTTACAAAAATAATTTTAAGACCAATATTTGGTATTTTTTCTTTTAACAATCAAATCTCTTTGTGAACTTTTGCCTACTGTTTTGCGATTGCCTTTAAGGTGATCCAAATATTCTCCCCATTCTGTATTGATTAATGGATGTCCTTCATCTTTAATAATACCTTGAGCCCAATCATTCCAACTCCATCCAGGATACTTATTTTTAACTTCCTTTCTTACTTCATCAAATACCCAGCAATCATTCCATTCTTTCATTGTGAAAATTCTAGCTGTATCATATGCGTTTTGAAATTCTTTTAAAAAAATATTTGTGATAGAATTTTTTAAATTCATAGCATATAATCCGCACTCAGTGAATTTATTTGGTCTGCCTAAAAAACACAAGTCACCACTATTGATCATACTATCTATAAAATCATGCTGTATAGGACTGTGACAAAAAGTGTCAGCATCCATCCAAAATAGCACATCAGCATCACAGTTAACACCTGTGTGACAAACAGCATAAACTTTATGACTGAATCTAATAGCGTCCCAACGAAATCCAATGCCAGGCTGTTTGCCTCTGCGATCCGCAGGTCCTGTGGCCAATTTACCCACAGCTTTTGGATCATTTTTCCAACGCTCTTTGAATGCTGCCAATGCTGGAATGGTTGCATGTAGATCTCTTACCACAACATTTGCAGCTGATTCTTTCACTGTGCAATCTTCTGCATACACATACAGTGTGATATCTATGGGCCAGTTTTGAATGAATGATTGTATCATTCTACTGCCATACTTGTCATATCCAGATTGATTGAATGTGGTAACCACTGCTTTTTTTTGCATTATTTTTGTAATCGTTTGATATCAGCTGCCACCATCATGCTGACCAAGGTTTTAAAATCTGTTTTGCGTTGCCAGCCTAATATTTTTTCTGCTTTGGTGGCATCACCACACAGTCTATGTAGTTCTGCAGGTCTTTTGAATTTGGGATCACTTTCCACATATTGTTGCCAGTCTGTGATGCCCACACTGTCAAATGCCAATTGTAGGAATTCTTTGATGCTGTGTTGCTCTCCAGTGGCTATCACATAGTCTCCTGGTTCTGGTTGTTGCAGCATCTGCCACATGGCTTCCACATAATCTCCAGCAAAACCCCAGTCTCTTTGTGATTCTAGATTGCCTAAAACGATTTTATTCTCCAGTCCTAATTTTATTTTTGCTACTCCGTCAGTAATTTTTCTTGTAACAAATTCTTTGCCTCTGATGGGAGATTCATGGTTAAACAATATGCCTGTGGAAGCATGCAAACTGTAACTTTCACGAAAATTTATGGTGATCCAATGTGCATACAGTTTGGCCACTCCATAAGGTGATCTAGGATGAAATGGAGTGTGTTCATCCTGTTTGATGGTTCCTATGCCATTGCCATACATTTCACTGGTGCTGGCTTGATAAAATTTAGTGCTTGGGTTATGATGTTTAATAGCGTTTAATATGTTCAACACTCCCACAGCATTTACCTCAGTGGTGACCTTGTTAAGATCCCAACTGGCTCCCACAAAACTTTGAGCAGCAAGATTGTAAAACTCATTTGGTCGTAACGTTTTTATCAAATGGTTCATGCTGTTATCGTCAGTGATATCACCTGTGATCAATTCAATATCGTTTTCAATGCCTAAGAATTTAATATTTTCCAAATTGGGACTGGAATATCTTTTGACCAATCCAATCACGTGATATCCTTTTTCCAATAATAGTTTTGCTAGATAAGGACCATCCTGTCCAGTCATTCCAGTTACAAACGCAATTTTTTTCATAAAACTCCTAATTTATTTTAAGCATGTTGGCCAAATATTTTTTCCAAACATCACTATGTTCACAATCCCTGTATTCTTTGAACCAAGGGCCACCTTCTGTGTAATGCAACACTTTTGGAGCGCCGTCTTTGGGTTCTTTGTACCAACCCACCAACCAATTCCAACTGTGATCCACACTACCAATCTCTTCATCTTTGAGCCAACTGAATCTGTGTAGATACTGTCCTGTTTCTTTATTGACCATTTCAGGAGTGACTGCTCTGTTGGCAGGATGAGCACAATTCCACAGTATCATGGAACTCCAATTCTTTCTAGGATATGGCATCTGTTTTTGATTGTCCATTTTGACTCCTGGTGCAGGAGTGTAATCGTGTTTGACCACCATCACTGCATAACGATCATCTGCTTGAGCAAACAATTCAGCCGCATCCACAGTCCACACAAAGTCACAGTCACAGAACACTGCCCAACCTGTGTAGTTGGTCATGTAAGGAATGAGAAATCTACTGAAAGTGAATTCGGTAGTGCTGAGTGGATCGATGGGTCGTGTGTACAAACCTGCCTCACGCAATTCTTTCATTTTAAGTGGTAGAACTTCAGCTTTTGGTTGATGTTGTTTGATAGAATGCTCACACACCTGATATGTGATGTCTTCCCTAGTATCGTAACCTACAAATATCTTCATAAGAATTTTGAATAAAACTATTTATATGCTCAGTAAACTGTTAAATACCAATATGAATAGTGAAAATTGGTTGAGTGTGTTTGCAGAAAAATACAGTCAATTGTTGGATATCAGAACATCTGGAGCACAAAGAGGACTCAAAGAAGGAATCTATCAGCGCAGCAAAGGGTTTCAAATCATATTTGAAATGATGTTTAAAAACAAAAATCAAAATTTTAATATTATAGAAACAGGCACCATACGTAAACCCAACAATTGGAAAGACGGCAACAGTGGATTCCTATTTGCAGAGTTGACAAAAATGCATGGGGGGTTGGTGAAATCTGTGGATATTAATCAGAAAGCTGTTGATACCGCAAATAATTTTGTAAATTCAAAACATTACACAGCTTATTGTAGTGATAGCGTAGCATGGTTAAAGCAACAAACTGATTTAGACCAAATAGATCTTTTTTATTTAGACAGTTATGATGTAGAATGGTCTGATGACGAACCCAGCGCAACTCATCATCTTAATGAATTTTTAGTTATTGAGCCATTCTTAAACAGTGGTAAGATAGTTGCTGTTGACGATAACAGTTTTTTAACTTCAGGCAAACGTACCGGCAAAGGCAGAAAAATTTTTGAATATTTAGAAAAAAAATCTGTGTTGCCTATGTATGACGAATATCAAATAATTTATAAATTTTAATATGATAATTGACACAACTCTTTTTAATGATGAATTTGATATGTTAGACATACATCTTTCTATTTCAGAAAATTATGTTGATCATTGGATTATTTTAGAAGCAAATAGAACTTTTAGCGGTAAACTTAAACCTTATAATTTAAAAAATAATTTTAAAAAATACAAAGAAAAATATGGCGATAGAATAGAAATAGTCAATTTAGAATTGGATGAAACTCAAACAAATTTAATTTGTGAAACAATGATGCGACAGGGATTAGCAAGTGCTTTAGAAAAATTTGATAACGAGGATATAGTAATTCATGGAGATCTTGATGAAATTATAGATCCAACCAAATGGAATGAGATTACGGAATTAATGGATAAAAATAATTGTCCTGTGTCATGCGGGTTTGAAATGTATTTTTATAAATTTGATCAAAAAGCTGGTCGGAATTGGAAGGGTAGCGTGGTGGCTAGAAAAAGAATGTTTAAAACTCCACACGGTTTATACAAAGGCAGTGAAGAAATGGGAATCAAAAGAAAAAATAGAGTAAATGCTATTGCAACAACAGACCCTGTGGGTTGGCATTGGACTTGGATGGGCAATGACGAAATAATTAAAAACAAAGTGGTTAGTTGTATTGAAAGTCAATACAGAGATCCTAATCAAGTATTAGAAGCATTTAAAAATAAAGATACTACGATTGCAGTCAATCACAAGAGTGCTTCTGAAATAATAAAGCCAGTTTATCCAAATGTAGTATTGGATGTATTAAAAAGATATTCTTTTTATTGGCACAATCCTTTACAATAGTTTATTATTTTTTAACAAACCAACAGCGACCACTTCTATTTACTTTAATTTTTTTTGGACCAAAGAAATCCCAAACAGCATTTTGAACTCCAGGATGTCCTTTAGTATAATCATCTCCGCCAAAGTATGAATCTCTTTTAATTTTGGACCACCAAGCATTTAAATCTTTTGTAACGCATTCATAAGTATGTCCTGCATCCACATAACAAAAATCAACAGAGTTGTCATCAAATTTTATAGCTGCGTCCCAACTTAAAGATTCAATAATTTCTATTTTATCAATTACAGGTTGTATATTTTTATAAAAAATTTCTTTAATATTTTTTGTATTTTTATTATTTTTTAGTTCTTCACCTCCACACCAAGTATCTATAGCATAAAATTTTCCTAGTGCGTTTTTTTTTAATAATTCTACTACGCAATATGCTACAGATTTTCCAGTCCAAGATCCTAACTCTACCCAAGTTCCTTGAACAGGAAAATTTTGTAAAACTATGTCAAGAAAAATAGTATTTTTATGACTCATAAATCCGTCAATATTTTGATAAAAATGATCCATACTATATTTTATTTACTTTTTATATATTCTTTTTTGCTGCCTTTTGCCTTATAATGTTTCAAATACATTCCTAATTCAGTGTGTGGTAGTGGTGTTTTATAACCTTTATCAAATTTGTCACACAAATCATGACCAGGAGCTTTTAATTTTTCAAACACATGTCCGTACACATCATTGTCATAAAATCTTCTCAAATGTTTATGATCTTTTTCTACATAATGACGTTTGTATTCTGTTTTAAAATTTTCAAACAATTCGTGTTGAGTGTTGATTGCAAAGAATCCTGTTTCAGGCACAAACCATAGTCCAGGGTTACCAGATTTATCTGCATAATAGATCACTCCCATGTGTGTGCTAAGAACGTTGCTAGGCAATGTTTCTAATAATAAGGATTTTGGCAATGCTTGTAAGGTTATAACATCTGCATCCAACCATATGATTCTATCGGCTGTAGAATTTTCCATAGCGTGAATAAAAGTAAATGCCTTCTTAGCAAATTTTTTTATTTGTTTGACAGACGTTTTTTGAAATTCAAAATATTCTTTACACAAATTATCAAATGGTATTTGTTTGATTCGAGGGTGTTCAGGCATAGTAAATTCTTCCACATAGCAAGTAAGACTATACTCCTCAGGCCAATATTTCAACCAAGAATTTACAGCATCTTTACCTATCAGATCATAATATTTTTGATCAAAGCTAGTAATAATTTCTAATTTCATATGTATCTCCTAAAAAAGTTCCATGCTTCGCCAGATTGTAATTCAGCAAAATTCCAATGGCACATGGCTATTTTTTCAAGCCATGGTTGTCTTTCATGTAACACGGGATTTTCTATTTGATTTAAATCAGTATTGGCCACTGAATAACTTTGACTGTGTTTGGGTTCAGGGTCTGTAATAAATGCAGGCACACCTTCTATGATACTGGCCACGCTGGGTGAACTGTTGTAAACCACAGTGGCCCAAGCGTTTTGCAGATCATCCAATAAATTTGGTTTATTACTCAGTGAAACATTTTTATATTTCAATTTCAAAATACGCATAATTTTTTTATCGCCTGGATGCGGTCTTACCACAATAGTTCTACTGGAAATCTGTTGTATTTTTCTCACGATATCATCCAACCAATCGATCACACTCAGTCCAGCCATACTCCAACCACCATTGCGTTGCAAACAGATTAGTATATGATTGCCCTGTGTTCTATAAGGTTTCAGTGTGATGTTCATATTTCTACTTATTTTAATCCATCTATTAGGATCCACATCTTTATCAAAATAAAATCCTGTAGTAGGAAACACTCCATCAAAACTGTATCGCAAATAGTGTTGGGGATTATTTTTATCCATATACAAAAATAAATTGCTGTCTGCTATGAGAGTTTTTTTGCCAGACTGTTTTTGATAATCTAATATTTTTTGTCTTAAATCCAAATGAGGCAAATGTTTGCCATCTTTGTGTACATACCCCATGATACAAGCCACATCACACGGAACGCAATTGAATCCTTTGTGTAATATGCCTGTATCTCCTGCTGCATTAACTCCTTGATGAAAAAATTTTAGTATGTTGGATTTTTCTTCACTTTTATTGTGTGGGGGTAGTATGTCTAAATATGATACTGTGGTCAGTTTAGACATGATATTTCCTCAAAATTTTTATAGCAGTGCCGTCATATAATTCATCTTTAGTAAACTGACTGTAACTCACAGCACACAGCCAACGTGCTAGATGTGGTCTGGCTAGATTGTTTATGTCGGACAGTTTGCTGCGCGAAACGGGGGTAGTGATATGACGATCCAATGTGATCACAGGAATACCACTCCAAATGGCCTCTGTGGCAGCATTGGAATTGATGTTGACCACACAGTAGTAATCTTCATTGTTAAGTTCTTCTATGAGACTGGTACGTATTTTTTTCTCTGCTTTTTCTCTAAACACAATCTTTTTGTCTGTGTATTTCTTCAGTTCACGCTCCACATCATATTTCCAGGTTTTTAGATCCACATGAAATATACCAGCTGCAAACGGACCTGGTTCTATGATCAGTATTTTCTCTCCTGATTCACGCCAAGGTCGGGGAAAACTGGCAAAGTTGGCCAGTCTGTCCACAGGTGCTTCAAACATCTGATCATGATGTATGTGATTACGCACCAGTCTGTGCCATTTTTTATTGGATTCTAAAAAGTTGGTATAGCCACTGTCTATAAACCAAAAAGGGTATTGGCGGTCTATCTTTTCAGTCAACAGTCGCTCATTGCCTGTGGTATTTCTAATTAGACAGTCCTCAGAGTAATTGTTAAAATTTTGTCGACGCACATATTTTGCACAAGGATCTATGGTGTCACCAGTGCTCTTGACAAAATATTTGAATTTGCTCTGTTTGTATAAGTTCAGCACACGCTGTTCTCCCAGTGCTGATACTATTTGATCCATGTTGTTGTGTATCAAATCAAAATATTGTGCTCGACGACGATCCATTATTTCCCATATTTTTCCCACGTATGTGCTCAGCTCTCGATATAAAACTTTTTCAAATTTGCCTGGCCACTTGCCCCAACTCCATTTGGCATGGTTGGCTGCTTCCACCTGTTCAGCCTCTCCAGAATTTCGCATTTTTCTCAACCAGCGTCTGTGCTGTCGTATTTCTCTTTTGATATTTTTTAACTGATTCCAACTCTCACTGCGATCATACTTGACCATGCCTCGAGCAATTTCAAAATGATTGATGAGACTGCAAAGAAAATATGCCAGTTCTTTATTGTTGATTAATAATTTCATGATTCCGGTGTGCTGTGCTATTTACGCTGGAAATTGATTTGAGAAAATGTTTTTGATTGATTAGATGCTGGCGTCTTCCATACCAGCCACACGCAGTTTGACGATGTTGGTCATCTGCCATTGCTTTTGGTCTAGTCCTTTGCAAATACCCAACCATTTGTTGCGCATCAGTGCAAAATCATTGATGATCTTTTCATAGTCCACCACATCTGCTTCACCATCCACATACTTCTCCACTTCTCTGCTGGTGAGTGCTCTGTTGTAATTTTCAAAATATTTTTTAAAGTATGAGCTGCGCAGTCTGCGCAGTTCTATGTTGAGATACTCCAACACTGCTTCCAATTCTTGTAACTGATTGAATCTGTGTTCCACATTGCCAGGCATTTCTGCTGCCTGTTTTTCCACATTGCCTCGGATTTTGATTTCCAGTTTGGCTTCTTGCAATTGATTTTCGAAATATTCCAATGCTTCAGGAATGGTACTGATGTCTTTGGATATCTTTTGATACCATCCAGACATTACTGATCCTCGTCTTCTTCTATGTCCAAATAGTACATGATGGCTTTGTCCAAGTCTTGGTCATTGCCCATGGCCTCTTTGAATTGCTCATCTTCCACACCGTAGTCGGCGCACATTTCCACATATTTCTCAGCCACCACTTCGATCTGTTTCTTATCGACGTACTCTTTGAAAAATTGCCAAGTTTCTATCAGTTGACTGGCGTCTTGCATTATTTCTTTTCTTTCACTGTTTCTGTTTCTGCTGTTGTGTCTGTTTCAGATTTTGGTTTGATCTTATGATATTCTTTCATAACCATATCTAACTTTTCACCTGTCCAACCTTTTCTATACTCCAAGTGTTCCACACCTTTAAGGTCCACATATCTTAATCTGTTGCCAGATGCTGTCAATATGCCTTCTTTTTCAAACAGTTCCACCAATCCACTGTAGGGATCCATGCCTGTTTCATAAGGAATTTTAACTTGCACACTTTCAAAAGGTTTGGCAAATCTTGTTTTCATTATCTTACAAGCAGCTCTAATACCTCTCACATCTGTTACTTTGTTACCATCTTCATCTTCTTTTAATTTTAATTTTTTCATTGCCACCACCACTGAACTGGCGTACACAAATCCTTGACCACCTGATATTTTATCATCTGGGTCAAACATATCTTGTGAAGCATACGTGTGGTTGGTTGCTACCAATCCCACATTCCAACTGCCAAACATGTTCACACAATTACGCACCAATGCTGTGAGCGCTTTGGGTTTACGACCCATGTCACCTTTCATGTCTCCTGCTTCAAATTGATTCACATCAGTGGGAGTCATCAGCATGCCCAAACTGTCTATGATGAACAGTATTTTGGGAGCAGTGTCTTTGTTGTCTCCATGCTCTGTTTTGTATTCTTTCATAAATGTGGATATAGTTTTAGCCACATCATCAATCATGCTAAGATTTAATTTTAATAATTTTTTCTCATCACAGTCCACACCCAATGCCTGCAACCAATTTTGGTCCAGTGCGTTTTCTGTGTCCACCAACACCACATATATGCCTTGCTTTTGTGCGTGTCTCACCAAGTTGCCTGAAGCAATGTATGATTTGCCTGATCCTGATTCGCCAGCAAACACTGTGACCTTGCCCAAGGGAATTCCTTTTTCAAAATCGCCTGACATCAAATAGTTCAGTGCGTAGTTGCCTGTGGAGATCCAATCTGTGGGATCATTGAATCCCAATCCCAATCCATCAATGGATTTTGTTAACGTTTTTCTAAATTTCGATATGTCGAAAGCCTTAGTAGCCATAAATTTTTCCTTTTATTTGTTCGTAGTGGAGAATATTCAAACTCTCCACTACAATATACCACTCTTTATTGTTTTTGTCTAGACCTAATCATTGCCAAAATATCTTCAGCTCTGCTTTTGCTCTCCACTTTGGGAGCAGTTACAGATTCTGTTTTTACTTCAACTTTTGCAGTTGCAGTTTCAATTGGCTTTGGTGTTTCAGCTTTAACGTTTGTGTTAACCACTGGGTCTCCAGTTTTGGATGACATGCCAGCTGGACGGAAGTATTGTCCAAATCTTTGCATATCGTATGCTTCACCATCCACAGATGCTTCAAACATTTCTTTCATCACCTTTAACTCAACTTCAGTTGGTTTTTTAGGCAAGTAATCGCTCATGTTGTACAAGCCGTGTGTTTCCACTGCTTTGTTTTCATCTTCAGTTAATGGTCTGGTTTTTCTAGACCAAGCAGAAGTTGAATAGTCTGCGTATCCACCTTTGCTGGTTTTGATAATTTTAAAATCAACTCCGTTGATTTTGTCTGTAGGAAGATCTTCCATTTCAGGATCCATCAGAGCACCTTTTATTATTTGGAATATTTGAGGTCCAATAATAAATCTTCTGATTGGGTTTGCTGGTTTGGTTTCTTCATTCAGTGGATCTTCTTTGACAAAACCTTGGAAAATATATGATCTTTTTTTCCAATATTTTCTTCCCATGTCTTCCAAGTTGGGATCTTTAAACCATCCTCTAACTTCAGATAGAATAGGACAAGAGTCTCCATACATTTCCATACATGGCACTTGTACTTGAACTGGTTTTGAATCAGTTTCTCCTTTGATACCATTGAATGGAAGTTTGATCATCAAACGTTCTCTCCAAAAGAAAGTGTTGTTTGAGTCGCCATCTGGCAAGAATCGAACAGTTGATTGTTCACCTTCTTTTAGATTCCAGAATGGATAGATTGCGTTGTCGCCGCCGCTTGTCTTGTTGTTGCCGCTTGAACGAACTTCTTGTTCCTTCAACTTATTGCGGATGTCTGCTAGTGTAGCCATTATAAGCCTCCTTATTGTTTGCCTGTTTGTATTTGTGCCTCACTATAATATAGCACATATTTGTACATACTATATTAATATGTGTATTTAGTCAAGTGTGTAGTTAATGAAATATTAATTTTTGGTGGAATAGCCGGCCAGTTGTTTGATGCGTTCAATTTCTTTGTTCTGACCGCTCTGCAGAGCTTTGATGGTTTCAATGGCAGTTTTGGCACCAGCGTCTCCATATTGTTTCTGCACTGCTGTGATCACTGCTGTTTCACCTTTGGGAAATTTATTGGTGGTGTAGTCATAGAAACTCTTAACCAATTCTTCTATTTT